AAATCTGCAAATATATTAAATGTTTTCATAATTTATCCTAAATTGGTGGGGAGGTTCGCATAAAGCAGCGTTTCTACACTTGTACAAATCCCAGCACGGCGCTAACCCGTACCCCTCCCCGAAATTAAAATCCGATGTCATCGTCCTTCTTAAAGTCTTTTGGTCTTGGCTCATTTATATAACACCAACCGTCCCAACCATTTTCCTTTAGTGGGATGTTGTCAATCTTGAGCATTTCCCCGTTTTTAGTTTCAATAATCATCCCGACCTTGTGATAACGGTTCTTTTCTTCACCTTTGTCGTTGGTGTATTTACCCACGATGGTGGTGATTTCCTTCAATACTTTAGCCATTAATTTTCTCCAATTGTTTAATTTTCTGCTCTACTTCGTCTAAAAACTTGATTACTTCCTGCTCCAGCTCGGCTGCGTATTTTGGATCGTATTCAACCCGTTTAATAAATAACTGAAGATTCTCAGGCAGTCTTGGGTCGTAAGAAACAAAATCAGTCCAATGTCTTCCCGTACAGCACATTTGCCAAGTCATTTGGGTAAGATACTTTGTCGGTACTTTGCCAGATAACAATGTCTCAATGTGAGTTGCGGTGTTTGGGCATTTAATCTCAATCATCCCTGAATCACCAACCAACCCGTCTGGTGATGCTCCAGTCATTAATATGGTTGGATGATCTACAAAACCGATTTGATTGACTGTAAGCCCTGTTTTGACTTCATACGCAGCCCGAGCTAGTGGTTCTGTCTCTGTACCCCATTGCATCGCAGAATTTGAGTAGGATTCAGCTACTTTGCCTGTCATCCGTTCGCAAATTAGCTGCGCCATGTAGTTTTCTCTGCTGGTTGAATAACCCGTCTTGGTTTTGGCAACAATGTCAGCTATGCGTGATCCTGTTGCTTTACCTAGTCGTGCCTGAAACCATGCGTCTGTGCCTTGTTCTATTTCGCTCATTTTGCTTCCTCATTAAACTGTTGTTTTCTTTCAATTAGATGATTTATTACATCTAAAAACTCTAAATCCATTACATCTGCAACCGTAATCAAAAGATCAATCGTTGCACACAAAGTTACATCCATTTTTTCGTCTGTGAATGTATCTAACATTTTTCCGTAAACTCTAGTTACGTCTTTTGTAAATTTGGATTTAGCCATTATTTAGCCTCCAATTTTTTCTTCATCTTGTCTTTTACCGCAATTATCTTAAGCTGCCATTCTTTGTCACCGTTAGATGCAGATATAGCTTTAACAAAGTTCTTTTGTAAAGTTTCTAAGTCTTCAGACTGGGCAATGACTTCTAGCCAATCCATCATTTGAGATTCATTGACATCCGACTTTTCTTTCTTGCGACTTGCCATGTTGCCGTCATCGTCTTCAGGAGCAATCCCACAAGCCGACATTACGGAATATCTACGGGCATAAGTCAAAGCTGAACCGTAACCCTGTGGGTCGTGTTTTGTGGCAGGAACGTGCAAAACCCCGTTAGACATGGATTCGCCTGATTCGTGAACAAATATAGTCTCAATCGCCACCCCATTTTCGCTAGGATGAAGTTTTTGGATTAAAGCAATACCGTTGTCGTTTAAAGCATCAATAACCGCCTCAATACAAGCTGCTAGATCAGCGTAGCGTGATTTGAAGTGTGGATTGGTAGAAGTCTTTAAAGCTGGACCAAATGCTTTTTGTGCCTTAACAAAAGCTGCGTAAATTGATGTTGTCATGCTAAACCTCCTACGATTGCTGCTACAAATAAAACTGCGATAACCACGCAGACTGCGATAACCAAAACGTCTTCTTTGTCCATAGGACGGTCAAAGTTAGGCTCTGGCGCATCTGGAAATGCTTCAGCTAAAGTACGGGGGAATTTTTTGGTAGTCGGGTTGATGTTACCCTTGATGAATTTGATAGTCATATAGTCCTTAATTTATCTAAATTTACTCGGTATCAGTTTTTGCTGATGTTTGTTATTGTCTACGAAATTTGACAAAATAACCAAATATTTGAATATTTATTTAAAAGTGTTGCTTTTATGTCAACTTTTGTAGATATAATTACAACATGGACATTAATAAAGCAATTGCCTTAGCAGGCACACAAAGCAATTTAGCGCGTATTCTAGGAGTTTCTAGGGCGGTTGTTCATTCTTGGAAAAAAAGAAAGTTGCCAGATATGCGAGTTTGGCAATTAAAAGTCCTAAAACCTGAGTGGTTTGATGAAAAACCACGTTTTTAAGATATATAATTTTTTGAAACTGGGCTAGAAAGGGATTGATCCCCCTTTTGAAAAGAGAACCTCCCTCCTGCCATAGTTTCTTTTCCGGAGGTTTGCGAGGGCATTTAATGCATTATTATCAACACCACATTGGTGACTTTATCAAAGACACCTCATTTTTAACTAATGAGGAAATTGGCATTTATTTAAAACTTATTTGGCTTTATTACGATACAGAATCGCCATTGCCAAATAATATGTTTGAATTGACGATGAAAACCAATTCAAGAGAATCAGAAGATACCGTAAGAGGCATTTTAGGAATGTTTTTTACACTTTCTGAAGACCAAAAACATTGGTTTCACTCTAGATGCGAAAAAGAAATTAATAATTACAAATCATTAATTACTTCAGCTTCTAAAGCTGGTAAAGCATCAGCTCTTAAACGAGCATCCAACAGAAATAATACGGACGTTCAACGACCGTTGGACAATCGTTCAACGACCGTGCAACCAACCAATAACCATAAACCAATAACCAATAACCATAAACCAAATAATATAAATACAGCGCCCGAAGGCGTAACACAGGAAACTTGGGAATCATTTTTAGCCCAAAGGAAATTATCAAGGGCAGCAGTTACAGAAACCGTTATCAAAGCCATTAAACGCGAGTCTGAGGCGATTAATTGGACGCTTGAGCAGGCGTTAACAGAAATCGTTTCAAGAGGCTGGAGGAGCTTTAAAGCGGAGTGGGTAAAAGATAAACCAAAGGAACAAAACAAGTCTTTTTATCAAACAGATTTGGAAATCAAGCAAAAGCGTCATGACGAGTTGGTAGGGAAATCCCGTAGACAAGTTATTGACATAACACCAGATAACTTTTTGGAGTTGAAATGAGCTTAGACATGCAAATCATAGACAGACTGTTTTTAAGACTGAGTAACACTTACGGAAGCTATTGGGATTCGATGTGGTCTTTAAACGACATTAATGAAGTCAAGGAGCTTTGGGCTTACGAGCTAAGATTTCACGGGAATAAAGAAAACTTCAAATGGGCTTTGGAGCATTTGCCTGAACGTCCACCAAATTTGATACAGTTTAAAAAATTATTGTCTGAAGCGCCCCCACCGCCTCAAAAATACATACCCCCAGCTCCCGGCGTTCCAATGCCACCAGAGATAAAGGAAAAGATTGATGTACTCAGAAGACAATTCACAAGACAAGTTTAAAACCATCTGGCAACCCGTCCCTAAGTGGGGTGTACCCGTAAAACAACTAAACACCGCAAAGTACCCCAAACGAGCTGACGAAAAGAAACGTGAACGGGTTAACCAAAACGAAATGCGAAAGTGGATTTTTAATGTTTGACTGGGATGCTGAATATGCCTCAATCGTGAAGTTTTGGGCTGAACAGGCTATGAAACCGGGTTGGAGGGATTACGTCAGGGAAGCGGTTAAAGAGAAGATGCAAGACCCACTTTTAAAAGATTTAGGCAGGGATGTGGCAGCTAAAGTAAAGGAGCTAGAAAATGACGCAAAAAGAAATTAATTACTACGATTTACGACAATGGGAGTATTTCTATTTATCTTTGGCTTACGACTGCAAAGATGAGATTTTGAGGTGGATGTATCTTTTTGACTACGCTTGGTTTAAAACCGCAGCAGACGAGATGTTGTATGCGTAGAGCTGCTAGGCGGGATGAGAACGAAAAAGAGATTGTGGAGGCTTTAAGAGCCGTTGGTGCGACTGTTTATTACATGGGTGAACCAGCCGATCTACTTGTGGGATTTAGGGGTCAAACCTTGATCTATGAGGTCAAAAGCCCAAAGACCAGTTACGGGAAAAAAGGGTTTAACGAGAATCAAAAGCACTTTGCCGAGAACTGGAAAGGTGGACCGTTTTGCCTTGTGGATTCGGTAGAGGCAGCGCTCAGAATGTTAAAAATAATGATAAATTAAGATGAAACAATACAAATTAGTCAATGTTGAACAGGGTACTGCCCTGATGAAAGCCTTGTGGGTCAAGATGAAAGGTGCTTTAGAGGCTGGAACTGAACTTCAGTTGACAGTTGAGGAAGCCCACCGATCTGACGATCAAAATAAGAAATACCACGCAATAATCGCTGAAATAGCCAAGCAGGCGCAGCACATGGGCGCTAAGTGGGACGCTGAGAGCTGGAAACGATTTTTAATAGACCAATTTGCCCACGAAACGGGTCTAGGAGGCTCTAAAGTTGTCCCATCCTTAGATGGGTCTAGGATTGTGCAATTAGGGCTACAAAGCCGTAAATTTACAAAAGAACAGGGGTCTGAATTTATAGAATGGTTATTAGCATGGGCAGCAGAAAAAGGAATTGAAGTAAATGACTAAAGAAGAAATTATTGAGATGGCTGAAAAGTGTGGCATTAAATTAATTACTGATGAAGATGGCCATATAGGGTTTTTGCCTAGAAAAATATATGACTTTGCCAAACTGATAGCAGAGAAAGAACGTGAAGAATGTGCAAAAGAGTGTGAAATTGTCCAAGAAATAAACGAAGAAAAAGGCAATTGGTTTTGGGAAGCAAAAAATTGTGCTTTTAACATAAGAGCAAGGGGACAAGAATGATTAAAGATACAGCGGTACAAATACTTTTAGAACACTTTAGTGAAGGTATGGTACGCACAATAGTTGATGCTATTGCTGAAGATGAACGTGAGGAGTGTGCAAAGGTTTGTGAAAATGTTGCATTAGGTTTAACAAAATGGCCTGAATCCTTTGAGGGATTAACTGCGGAAACAAAACTTATGAGGTCTTTAGGTGAATTTGTACAAAAACCATTTGTTGATGCAATTAGAAAAAGGGGAAAAGAATGACTGATGCCATGTATTTAGCAATTGTTTTCTTTTGTAAAGGCGTTAACTGCGGAATGATTGCCGTTGAAACACCCTATATTAAACAGGAAGACTGCAAACAGGAAGTTACCCAAGTAGAAGACACCATGCGTAAAGACAAAACCCTGACAGTCGTAGAGGGGCGCTGCGCTAAGTTCTACCTAAAAAACACAAATTACGCTATTTATGAACCAATTTTTTATTGAATTAGCCATTAACGATTTGGCAATATTTTTAATATTATTTTGTTTTTATTTAATTGTTAAGGAGTTTAATGAATAAAGAAATCGCAATCAACCGAATCCAAAACTTCCTAGATAAGTCTAGCCACCACAAATGGAAAGAAATTCAGGAAGCTATTGATTTTT